CTGCTGCATTCCAATCTTCCATTGTTGCTGTTACTTGTGAGAAATCCACATTTAACGGTGTTACGTCTGTTTGTGGAATACGTAATGTTGCTACGCCTTTACCCACTTTAGGGAATTTTGCTGTTGAACCCTCAACGCCACGTCTTTGTCTTACGGCACCAACTAATTCAGCTTTCGCTTGGTAAGCCTGTTTAACTTCGGCATCAAATAGGGTAACAAAAGCATTAGATAATCCAATAGCCATTATTGACTCCTTTAGAAATTAATAAAATAAATTAATCGCTGTGGTGTGCCAGAGATGTCTGGGCCGTGCTTGCTATTTACGATAGCCAGTCGACAAGAGTACTTGCGTTTAAGGGTTACATGAATATGTAATAGGCCTCATCCCCGATTCTATACGAGAATGAAGCCTATTGTCAAGCGATTTTTAGCCAAAATTTTGAGCAAATGCTCTTTCGACTTTTTGACGGTAGGATGGATCTGTATTGTATCTAGGATCTGCTACCATTTGATATAACTCATCTTTGGATGGTGCGCCTTCTACTGGAGTTGATTCAATAGGAACGCGACCTTCATAGGATGCTCGAAGCTTTTCTAATGCAGCAATACCTTTTGCAGTACCGCCCATGACTTTAAACTCTTCAAAGTCATCTTGACCCCAAACACCTTTTTGAACTAAACCAGATGCCCATTTGACAATGCCGTTAATTCTAGCATCAGCATTAGGACCTAGGGCTTTACGTTCTTGTTCTAGATTAACTGTTTCTTGTTCAACATTCACCAATCCCATTTCAGCAACTTGACTCACTAAGTCGTCTAATGCAGCTTGACTGACTTGGTATTCTTGCGCCCAGTTCATTACATGTAATCTTACTGGATCATCTTCAGGAATACCTTTGAATGCTGATGTATCGTACTTACCATCGGCTGGTGCTTTATGTTTACCTTGAGAGATTTGTTTACGCAAATCCATCCATGATTTAGCAATACCTTCAAGATCTGGGGCGTTGTCATCGCCTTTCCAGAAATTTTCAGGCCACCAATCAGGACGTTCTAGTGGTTCATCATCATCTTCAGATTCAGTTGCAAATTCTTCTTTTGCTTTTAATTCTTCAGGATCACGATGATCTATTTCTACTTTTTGTGGATTCTCAGCATTAGCTTCTTCGACTTCTGGAGTTGCTCCATCGAGTAGGCCAGTGCTTTCTTGTTCCACACTAGGCTCGAGTGTTTCTTCCATTACATTTTCCTTGCTCTAATTAGCCTTGCTTCTAAATCCTTCACTATTGAATTTTGTCCTTCACGGTAAAATGCGTAGCTTGGATCGCTACCTGGCAAGGCAACAGGTTGCTCAACGACTGCATCACGCAGCCATTTCATTAACTTCTCCCCGTCCTCACCCCCTAGGACTCTTAAACAAAGACGATCTAATTCGTCTCGCTTTTGTAAACCATCACCTTTTTCTAAAGGTAATGCTTCTTGTAAATCTTCCCATCCAGCCATTATTGTCCTTGTGTTTGTTGCATCATGGCCATTTCTTGTTGCTGTGCCATCTGTGCCATTTGTGCTGCTTGTTCTTTCATGACTGCACGCTCAGTTGGTGTTGGTCTTAATCGCTGTGGAACACCAAGCTTCTCTGCAATGTAATCCATCATTTCATCTATCTTAATACTCATTGCGCCTTCTGGACCAGCACCTTGTGCAATCTGTGCATACTGTAATATGTTTTGTACATCATCCATATTCTGTGCCATAGCTAATGGAGCCACTGGTGCAATCTTAACTTCTAATCCGTTTACCTTTAATGGTAAGTTAATGATACCACGATCATCCATCACTTGTAGCATTTTAGATACTAAAGGGATCATTGTTTCATTAATGAGTCGACCAAATGCTGAACCTAAGTTCTGTGATAATTCTTTCATACGCTCTACAACTTCTGTTGCTGATCGAGCTGACATGTTGTCTGGTGGCAATGATTCATCCAATAAAATACGTTTGATGTTCATACGTAAATCATTCATCACAATGTTAGACACATTAAAATCACCCGCACGTGGTAATGGTCTCAATGATTCACCTTGCGGACCACCGTTACGTGCTACAGGAATAATTGCACCAGGAACAATTTTAATTGTGTTAGGATTTAATACACCATCATCAGCAGCGGTATAAACGCCAGCAATTGCTAAAGATGCATTCTTTAAGACTAACTCTAATGTTTTGTTTAATGTTTTAATGTCAGGTAATGCAGTAATCAATGGACCACGACCATAGATCTCACCAGCAACTTTAGCGTAGCGTGATACAATCCATGGACTGTAGTTCATGCGTCTGTACACTAACTCTGTCTTAGATTCTTTATGAATCACATGATAGCAATAGTCACCACGTTTCTGATCAAAGATAGTTGCTTCAACTAATTCCACATCGTCTGTTGGTTTTTGATCAATCTTTCTTTGTATGTCTTCTGGTATGTTTGCATCCATCCACTGTCTTTGGATTGATTCACCTTTCATACGCATACGTCTGTAAACATTATCAATCTGACCATTAGCGCCTTCTTCAAAGGACACTAAATATTGTGGTACAGGAATAAAGTTAATTGCACTTAAATCATCACCTGGTTGTATCATCATCACAGCTGTACCTACAGATAAGTCAAGTAAGAACTCACCAATAGCTACATCAAAGTTAGATTGTTTAAGTGTGTCAAATAATTTATCATTGTAAATATCTAATGCGGCCTGAGCTTCTGCTTGACGATCCATTGGAATATCTGAGCCTGGTTCTAATCGACACCATTTACGTTGTGGAGGAAAGATGCCTGATTGCATACGGTTAGCAAATCGTTGTGTAGAGTTAATAGCAGTAGAATCGAATACACGATTCATCTTCTTAGTACCACCTACTTTACCATCGTAATGACCGTCATAAAGATTACGCTGAGGGAGAGCAAACTCATAACATTCTTCGTATAAGTTTCTAAAATCTTCTTTCTTAATTAAAGCTTTCTCATGTCTTTTTAGAACATCTTCAGCCTTTAATCTCATCATATCAACCATAACTATCCCTTTTTATTTTTGTTAGCAAATGCTCTTGCTTCTTCTTTGTTACTAAATCCCCAAGCTTGTAATGCTTTTTTCAGTCTTGTTGGTCTACCTTTTTCATCTTTTAGTGGACCAGACATACCAGCAAAGCGTGCAGCAAAGCTGATACGACGACCATTTGTCCCAGACTTTTGTGGTGGTTTAAGATCTCCACCATCTTTGTTTTCAAAATATTTACGTCCAGCTTCATTAAGTCCACCTTTAGGATTTTGATATTTTTTAGCGACCATTATTCAGTCCAACTTAATATAATTTCAGCAGCATGAGCATTATTATTCGTATCTGCATTTGTTAATCTAAATAAGTAAGTTGTTAATCCTTTTAAGATAAGATTATTACCACCCGATTCACCACCGCCACCTTTTTTACCTACACCACCTGTGAGTATTTCTTGTAATACAAGAGTGCCTAATGAGGATACTGTTGGGCCAACAATCGCTACACCTTGGCTTGTGATACTGCTTGCACGATTACGTTTTACAATTGGCAATGATGTACCACCCGATACACTAGCTCCTTCATATAAGTAACCTATGGCATTGCCCGCACACAATCCAGAAATACTTATAATAGGATTCATTCCTGATGGAAACGCTAAAGCAATATCAATACTTTGTCCAGCGGGTAATGGATCTGTAAATGAACGCACATATCCTAAACTAAAAGCCTGTCCATCAATTAATCTAACCTGTTCAATATTACGGGTTGGGTATGCGTCTCTGTATTGTTCCATCTATTTTTTCTTCTTTGGGAACCCAGCAACCATATTCTTATAAGCCTTAGGAGAAATAGTAGAATCTTCTTTAGATCTGCTAATTCCTTTTTTCTTACGCTCATTCATATTGTGATATAATCCTTTAGGTTTCATTTCTTTTTCCTCATAATTTTATTTACCGCGTCTTTTAATACATTGTCTTTCATTTTTGCTTTAGTGGTAAAGTTTTCTTCCTGTAATGATTCAAACTTTTCAAAATCATTTTCATATAACCACTTCATATATTGACTTGTCGGTTCACCGCTTTTTTTATACTTATCGCCACTAAAATCACTCATACAAATAATCCTTTTCCTAAAGATGTTTGACCAAGTTGTAAACCACCAGTTCCTAGCTCTGGCAATCCTGTACCACCATTACCTCCGATTGGAATAGCTTTTGCTGCTAACCCACCTGTACCTCGTGTTAATCTTTTCTTTGCAGTCTCTGCTTTAGCCGCTTCTTGTTTTGCACGGCTTGCGCCAGCTTTTGCAGCTTTTTCAATATCTGATAATTCACCCGCAGTATAATCTTTACGACTTGTTCCAAAGATATCAATATCACGTGTTGTGTATTTTTTCTCTCTTGTTCTAGGATCTTCAGTAAACAATGCCCCTTCAGGTGCAACATAGCTTGTCACTGTACGACCAGATGGCGCGCCACCATATCCACCTATCCCATGATAACTTGGTCCCTCAACAAAATAACCAGGCAATCCAGCTATTCCACTAACATAACGACCTGACTGAAAGCTTGTCTGTGTTTCTTCTCGTTGATATTCGCCTGATGGCATGAGATACTCTTTACCAGTGCGTTCTATTGCTCGATAACCTTCTGAGATTTGTTTATCGACAGCTTTATTCCACCAGTCTTCAGATTTAAAGATGTTACGACCGCCAGCAAGATTAAGTAAATCTTTTTGTGCAGTTTCTGATTTAGGTAGCATCCCTCTTGCTAATGCCATACCAAAGTCAAGCGCAGCCATTACGCTTTAGTTCCTAGCATTTTCTTTTGTTCTTCTTCATCCAGACCTGTCTCTGGTGTAACACGTTGTGCTAACAACATGCGTTTACCACCTACACGTCTTGCTCTTTGTGAAGCAGACATTTGTTCTGATAATGTTCTTTTTTCTTCTTCAGCTGCTTTTCTTGCTCGTGCAGTTTCTTCACGTTGCATACGTAATGACTCTTCAGCTGCTGATGTGTCTGGCTTACCGCCACCAAATGCACCACCCATTAAGTTCTCCTCATTATAAATGTATCATCTTGATCTGCACTGTAATTAAGCATTGTTCCTTCTTCTACAAAACGAAGATGCTTTGCCCATAAAACAGCACGTTGATCATCACACTTTACAGTAATTTGTATACGATGTAAATTAAATAATATCTGACAGCTATCAAAGAATGCAATTGCACCTTTAGTCATAGCTATTGGGTATCTTCTGGATTCCTCAGCAAATAAAGACCACGCTTCACCAACGCCACTCCAGAGAAACACACAACCAAACATAGCGACAGGCTGATTGTTAACAAACGCAGTAATGCAAGGGCCACAGTGAGACTGAAACATAATAAGCCGTTTTCGATCTTCAATCGATAGTGATTGAGACCCGTATTCTTCAATCCCTTTAAAATTATGTAAATGGTTTTCATGAAATGGTAAATAATAACCATGACGCACCTCAGGCATTGATTTAAGTATTTTATCAACGTGAGTTAAAAACATCGAAGTCAGTATTTACTACAGTTTGTGAGATTAATGTATTTTGTGCTAAGGCGGACTTGGTCATCCGCTTATGTTCTCCGCCACCTAAAAGCAGATAACCAAATGCATCGCCAATATGCGAATGTTCATTTTTATTAGGACTATCTCTAAATCGTTCTTGGCCCGCACCTACACTCACTCGTTTAAAGTGGTAACCACCCGCTAATGACTTACGTAGTTTTTTACATGAGGTATGTAATATAAGCCCAGGCTTTCCAGAAATTAATCGTTGCATGGGTGCCGCTGCTGCTTCACGTCGAACTTGGAAGTTGTTAGAAGGTGTAGGTTGTGCGCGCAAGCCTAAGGTTCTTAAGTAATCAAATGCAGTGACTTCATAGATCGCATCACGTTGCATACCCGCTGGATCGCCCCAGACTAACACTTGTGCTTTTGGATAACGTGCATTGATCTCTGCTAAGAGTTGTTGACCAAATCGTTCTAGTCCCATATCTTCCGTGACAATCTCATGTAAGACTACCCAACGACCATTAGCTAATCTTTGACCAATCGCAGCTGCTGGTGTTAAACCAAAGTCAAGACCAATATGGATAGGTAAGCTAGGATCATAATCTATTTCACTTGAACTCATAGCATTGTCATCATACTCAGGCCATACAGGCTTACCTTCTTGAACATAAGTAAACTTACCTTCAGCATAACAACGAATCCAATCTAAGTTTTTACCACCCAACATCTGGGCATAGTAACCTCCAGGCAAGTTGGATACGTTTTCTGCTTTAGGATTAATTGTCCACCATCGACCTCCAGAAAAAATATGATCATTTGCTTCTGGATTCTCAGGTAAATCTTCTGGACTAACTTCAATCACACCGCCTGGTTGATGAAAGAAGTCCCAGGCATACTTACCTGTAATTGGTTCCTTCTGACTTAAGCGGAACCACCAATGGTCATCATCCATTGGGTTAGTATCCATCCACACTCCATGCCAAGTCGGTCCACCATCCCGCTGTGTAGGATAGCGACCAACCCGATGAGTGAGACCATCAATAACAGCTTTTGGAAGTTCTCTTGCTTCATTGACCCATGCTCCTGTCAGTTCTAATGATAACAGTTTACGTACGTCTTTGGGTTGGTCCAATGCCAGGAAAATCACTTCACAGTCTATACCCGCAGCATCACCGCGGGACGGGAGGCGAATGTGATGAGTGATTGGAGGTGTATATAGCATCGGACCAAAAGTGTTTTCAGGAAATAACTCTTGCCATGTCTTAATGGTTGTCGTCTTAAGTTCTGGGTACGAGTTCCTGACAATTACAAAACGAGTGTAGCGGATCCCATCAATAGGCGAAGGCTTTTGCCTAACGGCTCTCATCATAATCTCAGCAGCACATGCATAGGACTTACCCGATCCTACCGGACCCATGAGTCCGCGAACAAACGCATTACTCTGGAGAAATTTATACGTCGTCCGGGCGCTACTAAAATCTAGATCAATGCCTGGACCCGCTAACTCTTTTTTACTACGTTCTTTTTTATTGCTCATCGTCGATGTCTTTGAACTTCATTGTCGCTAATCGCTTGAGTTCTTGATTCTCTTTCCATAGCGCATCAATAATCTCCATGGTTCTGGTATTATTCATGTGGGCCATAGCAAACTCCTCACGCAATTGCTCAATCATTGCTTTGAGTTCCATCTGCAGTCTCCAAATGTTTTACTAAAAATGCGACATAGTGTTGCAACTTCTTCAAGTCCTCAACACCCCCTTTATCCCGCCAACGCAGTGCGTACTTTATAATATTCCCATTCAGGAAACCTTGATAGGCTTCATCCGATAGGTACTCTTTCATGACATCTATAGGTTGTATTGTGTGTCGCTTATAGTGGTCACCACCAACTTGGATGTCTTTTGGATCATTCATCTTTATTTATTCCTAATCGTCGTGCTGCTTCTTGTGCAAACTTATTTACCACTTCAAACTGATGGTTTGGATTATCTAATAGTTTTTTAATCCAACCTCGATGTCTATCGTAGTCTTTTTTCTTTGCTGCTTCTTCTTTTATAATTTGCATGTATTTATCTCGTGATGCTTTATTCTTCATTATCGATAATTTCTGGTGCTTTAATATTAATCCCAATCACAGATGGTTTATCTGAATCATCCGGTGTATCCAACAGACCACTGGCTTTGGCTAACAGTCTTAAGGTTTGTACCTTGTCCCAAAGTTCAATCTCAATCTCACCGGTTTTAGGA